ATTGCATTTCTTATTGCATTTTGTGTATCAGGATCTATCCCACTCCCACCATCACCAGTTAAATCAATACCACCTGTAATAAAATCTGATGCCTGTTGGAACGCTTCACCTGCATTTTCTTGCAATTTACTTGCAGCTGTGACACCAGCTAATTGGAATATATTCATTGTTGCATCACCCCAAGTTACCACATTAGAGTCACTTACCTCTTGGGGTATAGGTAATTCAACGTAATATTGTATTTGTGCATCTCGACTCATTCGAGAGTTTGCATCTGTAACATTTAAACCAAAACCAGTATATCCTGTAGTTACGATTTCACCCTTTGTTCTATCTTCCCCTCTAAATTTTCCCTCTTGAGTTACTAAAGCTTTTTTCTCACTATAACTTAATCCTAATCCCATTCCTTTTTTAGGTGCCACATACTTAATACACTTTATTAGTAACGTATCACCAGTTTTTTCACCAGGACCCCTTGCTAAAGGATATCCTAACCTCATTTTTATATTTGAATTATCTCTTTGTGTTACTTTTGATTTTGTACCACCAGTTGTTTTAGTATCACCTATGAATTTATCACCATTCGGTCCGCCAGTGCTTCGATATTCAGGATTTTTTGAGAAATCAGGTGATTTTGTGGCTGCATTATGTTTTGCTTGTTCTACAGGGTCTTCTCTAAAAGAAGATAAACCATATTTTTTAATTAACTCTTTTCTAGAAAGATTATTATCCCCTCTATTATTTTTTGCCCCACTACCCCTTGTTCCTCTTGCCATATCGACCTATTTTTATATGTATCAACTATTTAGTAGGATTTTGACAAAAGGCAAAGTTCTTAAATCTCTTAATTCCATTTCATCTACTTTATATAAACCACCAACCACTTCTGGGAACGTATATTGTCTCATTTCTCCCCAGTGATAATTCAATCCTTTGAAACCCCAAGAGAATACGTCAGTCACTGCTACAAGTGGATGTGAATCATATGCAATACCAGGTGTCTTTGCACGATATACAAAAACATAAAAATTACCTGCTTCAGGTACGTTACTTCCTTCAGTTAAAACACCTAATACTTCTGTTGCTAAATCATCGGCACTTTCATTGCCGACAAATTTTTTCATTATAGGATCTATACGACTCATATGTCTAACTCTTTTTCTGTGATTACTTTAAATTCCCACATTCGGTCAGCACAATATTCTCTTGCTGCCTTCCATTTTGCTTGGTTTCTTGCATATTCAAATGCTTCACGAATGTAACCCTTTGTTTGTCTTTTTGGTTTTTTAGGTTTTGTTGTTTGTTTAAGGGGTTTCACTTCAATCAGGTATCTTTTGATTTTTCCTGTGTTCTCTTGCACCTTAATATAAAAATCTGGGAAGTAACGATGAACACGACTATCGTGCGGAGAAATATATGGGAGAGCTATCTCTTCACTTCCCCACTCTAGTATCTTTGCATTTTTATCACAATACACCATAAACTTTCTTTCCCAAAGTGACCTGTAAATTATGTTAGTCGGATCACCTTTATACTTTCTGGGAAAGGATGGATAGTATTTTCCCTTGTAAGCCATCTAAATAACTATACTATAGAAGTATTTAGAGTGCCAGCACCAAGACCGAGAAGAATATCAGATATAATGCCTAAGTTACAGAATGTAGCTCAGACATCTAATTATTTTGTAAGATTTTCATTACCACCAAGTGGATTAAGAAATCATTTAAGAAGAAAAGGTATAGATTCAAGATTTATCGCTGATAATGTGGGATTACTATGCCATAGTGCTGTTTTACCAGGCAGTGCGTTAGCGTCACAAAATATAACAGGTGACTATCAAGGAGTAGTTGAAAGATTTGCACATACTCGTAATTTTACTCAAGTTAATTTTGAATTTTACGTTGATAATGAATATAAGTCAATGAAATTTTTGGAACATTGGATGGAATACATCACGGGTGGAAATCAAGTAGATCCTGGCAACGATACTTACTACTTTCAATTGAATTATCCAAGAGATTATAAATCTAATGATACAACAATTGTTAAATTTGAAAAGGATCATCAAAAATTTTTAGAATATCGTTTTGTAGGATTATTTCCATTATCTTTAAATTCAGTTCGAGTTCAATATGGTAATTCGCAAGTTTTAAAAGCAACTTGTTCGTTTAGCTATGATAGGTACATATCAGGTCAGTCATCATCACTTGCTAGAGATTTAAGAAGAGCATATAATGATCTAGGATTTGGTCGTGGTAATGTAAATAGACACGGTTTATCTCTAAAAGATGATCAATTAAATGAACTTGCAGCACGTTCAACATTTAGATATCTAAATGAGAGAAATACAGAGGGTTCTTATTCATCATTATCTAGTGGTGGTTTTACTCAACGTAAAGTTTCAGTTACATATCCTACAACTCCACCTGGAATCGTTCCATAATCGTTATAATAAGTTTACAGAACCACTATAAATAATTTTACTGAAGTGTAGTAATTATCATGCCTTTACCAACCATTTCAACTCCAACATACGAGTTGGTGTTGCCTTCATCAAACAGAAAAATAAAATTTAGACCTTTTTTGGTTAAAGAGGAGAAGATTCTAATTCTTGCAATGGAATCACAAGATACCAAACAAATTGCAAATGCAGTTAAAAGTGTTATCACTCATTGTATACTTACAAAAGGTATAAAGGTTGAAAAACTTTCAACTTTTGATATAGAGTATTTGTTTTTGAATATCCGTGGTAAATCTGTTGGAGAAGACATTGAAGTAATGGTAACTTGTCCAGATGATGGAAAGACCCAAGTTCCTGCTTCAATAAACATTGATTCAATCAAAGTTCAAAAAAGTGATGAACATGAAAAAGATATCAAACTTGATGATACTTATACATTAAGAATGAGATATCCATCGTTAAATGAGTTTATAAAGAACAACTTTGCAGCTGCTACAGAAATGAATGTAGATGATACTTTTGATTTGATTGCATCTTGTATTGATCAGGTATATTCAGAAGAAGAATCTTGGACTGGTGCCGATTGCACTAAAAAAGAACTATCTACTTTTTTAGAACAACTTGATTCAAAACAATTTAAAGCAATAGAAAAATTCTTTGAGACCATGCCGAAACTGTCACATACAGTTAAGGTAATAAATCCAAACACGAAAAAAGAGTGTGAGATTGTATTAGAGGGGCTACAGAATTTTTTCGGGTGAGTATGGCTCACGAAGATCTTGCGTCATACTATAAATTAAATTTTGCTTTGATGCAGCACCATAAATATAGCTTAACAGAGCTTGAGAATATGATGCCTTGGGAAAGGGAAATTTATGTTTCACTTCTACAACAATATGTTGAGGAAGAAAATTTAAAAGCACAACAACAACAAAATAGTTTATAATGGATGAGGAACAAGGATTAGCGTCACCACTGGCAGGAGGTATAAGAGCTGTAAGAAGCACTGTATCTTCTAGTATTTTTAGTGGTCGTCAAGCACCTGTTCAAGCTCAACCTGATCCACAAACTACAAGTTTATTACAACAAAATTCATTAGCACTTAATAACGTTTCTGCACAATTAACTAATATATCTTCACAAGTTGCAGGATTAAATGGTTCTTTAGCCGCTATTCAAGAAAATTTAGCAGTTAGTGATACTTTAGAAAGACAAAGAGAAGCAGCAAAACAAAATCGTGAAGCAATATTAGCAGAGCAAGGATTGAGAGAGGGAAAGGAAAGTCAGTTAGAAAGTCGTATTCAACAAGCACTTACATTTCCAGTTCGTAGATTAGCAGAAAAAACACAATTTGGATTGGCTAGACTTGGCGATTTTCTACTCATATTAGCAGGTGGTTGGTTGACTAATACGGTAGTCAATATGATTAATGCAAATGCAGATGGTAATATTGATTTGCTTAATGAACTTAAAGGAACTCTAACAAAGCAATTATTAATTATTGGGGGCACAATGGTTGCCTTCAGTTTAGGATTTAAAACTATATTAAGTGGAATAGGAGCTCTTGCTACATCAGCATTAAGATTAGGACGAGGTGGTTTACTAAGACAACCATTTCAATCAATAGCGACTGGATTACGACTAGGAACTCTTGCATATGTATCAGGTGAATTAGCACCAAAATTTGATAATCCTGTTGCTGACTTCGCAAGTCAAGTTG